GCGCACCGTGCAGAAGGGCGCGATCAACTTCCTCGAGGATGAGAGCTTCCCGGAGGGGTCCGCGGCCGAGCTCGCGGTCGTCGCCATCCGCGACGCTCACCTCGCCCGCGCCGCCGGCAAGAGCTCGCCCGGCGAGTGCGACGCGGTGAGGGACCGGGTCACTCGGCTGTGACCGCTTTCACCGCTGAGGAGAAGCGCGCAGAGGCGGCGCGCGAGATCAAGTATCGGCAGTGGGTCTACGGACGGAAGGACTACAAGAACAACGCCGCCGCCGCCGCCGATCGCCGCCACCTCGAGATCATGGTCGAGATCGAGGCCGACTACGCCAAGCTCGCGGAGAAGGAGCGCCTGCTGTGATCTGGCTCGCGCACCTCTTCCGCCGCAACCACGATGCCCGTAGAGCGCGCTGGTTCGTGTTCGGGGCCTGCGCAGGCTCCCTCGTCATCGCGGTCGCCTACGACACCACCAGGCCCGCCTGCGCGGCCGACGCCGCGACATGCGCGGCCTATGGGGTCCAGGTCGAGCGGCTCGTCAAGCTGCTCACCAACGACGATGACGTCGCCCAGGCCGCCCGCGATCGCGGCGAGGTCCATTGCGGCGTCATCGACTACCCGGTGCGACTGCAGCTCGATCCCGAGGAAGGCACCGCGCCGGCGATGGGCCCGACGGTCTCGCCGAAGGACAAGTGGTGCCGCGCCCACTACCGCAGCTACCGCCCCGCAGACGGCACCGTGCTCCGGGGCGGCAACCGCAAGCGTGTCGCTTGCCCATGGCCAGGAGGCAACCAGTGACTGAGAAGACCCGCACCCGCCGCAGCAACACCGACGACCTCATCGAGGCCCGCGCCGAGATCACCCGGCTCCAGGCCGAGGTTCAGCGCCTACGCGAGAACACCGCTGCCACGGCGGCCGTGATGAAGATGGTGGGCGACACCGTCATCGAGCTGCGCGACAAGCTTCGACAGGCGATCTCCCCTTAATTGATGTAGACCGCGCCCCCGATGCTGTCCCAGTTATTGTTGATGTCGCCCCACTGCACATCGGGGGTGCTCGTGTTGTTCGAGGTCAGCACGTTGATGTTCGTGCCGCTGACCAGAGCGAACAAGATCTGCCCGGTGCTCGGCGCGGTGTAGCCGGTGCCGCGGAACGGGAAGCTCGTCACAAACGACGTGGAAGAGAACGGCAAGCCAGTGATTTGCGCCTGCCCGACGCCACCGGCGCCCTTGCTCGTCAGGGTCATGCGCCAGGTCACAAACACCAGCCGGCCGATCTTGGTGTAGGTGCCGCTCTGGACTGAATAGGTCATCCCGGTCGGGGGCGTCGTCGCTGCGGAGAGCGCCGGCGTCCACGTCCCCGTAGAGTAGCCGAGATCGGCGAAGAGATTGGCGAGTGTCGTGTCCGTCGGATCGCCGGCGCCGGCACCCAGCCGTCGCATCTTCACCGTCCCGTCCGCCATGTTGGCGAGCAGGGTATTGTCGATGCTGTCGGCCTTCACCGCGGCCGTGATGCTCGGCGTTGCGTCCGCGTACGTGAAGTCGATCGTCGCGGTGTCGACGAGGATATTGCCAACCGCGTCTTGCGCCTGCTCGTCGTCGTATTGCGTAATCGTCGAGGCGATCGTCGGGTTGCCAGCCGCTCCGCTCGCGTTGCTGATGCTTATGCCGGCGCCGGCGGCGAGCGACCGCTTGGTGAACGTGTCGGCGGCGGTCTCGACGACGAAGCCCGCCGTGGCGTCGAGGCCGGCCAGCGCCGTGAGCGTCGCGTCGAGCGGCTGGGCCGCCAGGTCGGTGAGAAGGTTCGCGAGCGTCGTGTCGGTGGGATCGCCGGCGCCGGCACCCAGCCGCCGCATCTTGACGGTGCCGTCGGCCATGTTGGCGAGGAATGTGTTGTCGACGCTGTCGACCTTGATCGAGGCGGTGATGCTTGGCGCCGCATCGTTATAGGTGAGGTCGATCGTCGCGGTGTCGACGAGGATGGTGCCGACGGCATCCTGTGCCATCTCGTCGGTGTACTGGGTGATGGTCGAGGTGATCACCGGATCGCCGGCCGTGCCGGCCGGATTGCTGATCGAGATCCCAGCGCCGGCGGCGAGCGACCGCTTGGTGAAGGCGTCCGCTCCGGTCTGCACCAGGAAGCCCGGCGTCGCGTCGAGCGCGGCGAGAGCATCGAGCGTCGGATCGTGCGGCTGCGCCGCCTCGGCGATCACATCGACATCGGACAGCGCCTGCCGGATCTGCAGCCAATAGCGATACCAGTCGCCGTCCGCGACGCTGTCGATCTCTCGCGGATCCGGCGTCCTGCGGCGGGCGATCGCCTGCCGCTCGTTGGGGATGTTGGGGATGTGGACCGGCAATCTACACGCCTCGCGAGGCGAGATAGATCACGATCGCCTTGAGCACCGCCCGCGCCTGCGCGAGCGTTGTCACGTTATTGTCGATCCAGGTGCCAATCTGCGCGGAGTTTGCAGTCCGCAGCCGCTGCACGATGTCCACCTTTCCCGGATCGGCATCGAGGTCGGCCCTGCGGGCGATCTCGTCGAGCTCGGCCTGCGTCGGCGGCGCTGGATCGGCGATCGTATTCCCGGCAAGGCGCCAGGTCTCGACCCTCTGCCGGTAACGGTTGCTGAGGTCGTTGGGGACGAATATGCCCTCGACGCCGTCGATCTTGGCGAGGATCATCGAGTGCCCCGCGTCGGTCCATTGCGCGCTCTCGACAGCCATCGCTCAAAGCTCCATGTCGAGTGTGATGTGGATCTGCATGCGATTGCCGGCCGCGCTGCCGGCCGCCGTCGTGCAGGCGAAGATCACCGTGTCCTCATAGATCAGGTTGATGCTGGTGCCCGTGCAGTCGGTGAGGACCGTCTCGTTGCGCGCCTGCGCGTTCACCGCAGCCGGATTGTAGAGCGTGCCCGTCGCCGGCGAGGTGCGAAGCTTCGTGGGCAGGCGCCAGATATTGCCGCCCTGGACCGTTGCCGCACCGACGACCTGGGTGAAGTAAAGCGCGTTCGATGCGCCGGCGTTCTGCGCCGGTTTGACGCTGTAGGGGAACGTCTTCTGGTAGTACCGCTGGCACCTGATCAGCTCGGTGCCGAAGTCCATCACCTCGAACTGGCTGAAGATCCCGTCGGCCGCGTAGCGCGGCTCGCACATGACGTCGGTGATCCAAACCGATTTGCCGTTGCTGTCGAGCGAGCCGCTCGGGAAGCGCAGCCGGAAGCCGATGCCGTTGCCCTTGTTGGCGTAGGCCGCCGGATCGCCGAGCCACGTCACCCGCGTCCAGACGCCGTTCGGGCAGCTCTGCAGCGCCTCGCCGGCGCCGCCGCCGTTGACGATCGTGCTCGCCGCCCAGTTGTCGAGCACCGTCGGGGTTTCGACGAAGAGGGTCGGGGTGAAGGCCGAACCGGTTTGGTTGTTGATGTAGGCGCTGAACGCAATCTGCGGGGCCCAGACCAGAGGGTTGTTCAGCGTGAATGTCCCGGCGACCGGCGTCGCCGCCTCGACCCGCTGATCGACGTCGACAGTCGTGACGCCGGCATTGCCGACGATCACCATCATGCTGCCCGAGCGCGGCGGGATGGCCGCATGATTGTTGCGCGCGATGGTGGTGAGCGCGGCGCCCGCCGACGTAATCGCCCACCGATCGGGTCCATAGGTCCGCGTTCCCGCCGTCCCTGGCGTCGGCGAGCCACCGCGCTGCCAGACGATCATCCCGCCGTTGAACAGGAAGTTCTTCTTGCCGGGGAATTCGACCGGCTGAGTGACCGCCAGAGCCACGCTGAGCGGCACCTTGGCAGTGGTGCCATCGGGCAGCTGCACGAGCACGTAGGTGTTCGCCGGATCCGGCACCGAGCCCTGCGGCACGAGGTTGCCGCCGTCCACCGCGAAGGTCCAGATGCCGTTCAACTTGGTGATCAGCATGCCGGCGCCGGCGGCAACGCGCGCCGGGAACTTGCCCAGCACCCGCGCAGAGAGATTGAGGTTCGTCATGGGCTGGTCACCACCCCTTCAACAATTGAGATCCCACCGACGAACACCTGGCAGATGTCGGTGTCGTCGGTCTTCGCGGTGAGGCCCGCGTCATAGTCGGCCGGCGCTGCGACCTTCATCGCGGACGCCGGGATGACGATCTGCATCACACCGAGGTCGATGATGTTGATGTCGCCGGCCTGGCCGGGGGTCGTCGAGGCGACCAGCGAAGCCGTGTTCGGCGTATCGCCCCACCAGTAGGGCGTGCTGCCGCGCGGACACATTGCGAACACGATCGTGAGACCGCTCAGATCCATGAGCTGGCCGTCCTCGTCGAACAGCTTGACGATCAGCTCGAATGTGCTGCGGTTGGAGACTTGCGCGAGGGTTCCCTGGAGCATCGTCGCCTCACAATTTGATGAACCAAGTGCCCAACATCGTCGGCGGCATATTTGGCAGCGCTACGCCGCCGCCGGTCGCGCCGGTATTCGAGCCACCGGTCGGCTGCGCGACAGAGGCGCCGCTGCCCGACTGGACGGTGGCAGTGCCGAGCGGGTGCGTGTGCGACGGCAAGTTCGTGATGCCGATCAGGCCGCTTTCGGCGCCGCCGCTCGCACCAGGTGTCGAGCCGCCGGGCTGAATGATCGAGCCGCCGATCCGGCCGGCCGAAGAGTTGCCCATGGTGTCGATGCCGAAGGCAGCGCGGCCGCGCATGTCGGGTAGGCCGATCGTCTTGTTCGCCGCGAAGTCCGCCGCCGCGGTCGCCCCGCGGCCGCTCGGCAGCACCGGGCAGACTGTGTCGGCGAGCGCCTGCCAGAGGAAGAGGAACAGAGCCTGCGTGTCGGCGTTAGCCCGCTCGGTGGCGCCCGATGTAGCACTGCCGATGGTGCGCGCATTGCAGCGAACAGCTCCAGCACGAGTGCCATTCATCGGGCTCCACCAAGTGTCCCCGGTATTGAGCACGGTGGTCGGGTCGACGCCGGATCCACCGCCGCTCGCGCCCGGCGACAAGATCGGGATCGTCGCCAGCGCGATGAGCTCGACGCCGGCCTCATCGGTCACCCGGAAGCGGTAGAAGCTCGCCGCAGTGTCGTCGAGATAGATGTTCGGCATGCGCCCGAAGCCGTCGGCGGAGACCGGCTGGTTCCATGGCGTGAGCAGCGAGCTGTCCTTGTAGACGGTGAGCTGCTGCAGCACGTCGGGCGCGTAGAAGAACGCCTGCGCACCAGGCGCGGGGACGCCGAGCTCGTCGAACATCATGGTGCTGGAGAGATGCCAAAAGCCGGCCATGCGGCCCCCCTATTGTGTCGCCTGGTTGAAGCCGCCGACGGTGGCGCCGGCCGCGGCTCGGCCAAGCCTCGAGACCGCATCACGGATGGCAGGGTCGCGCTCGCCGGCGACCGCCACACGGCGGAGCAGCTCGGGATCCCGGCTTGCCAGCGCCTCGGCGATCCACGCCGCCGCCCGCTCGTTGAGCCGCGTCGCCAGCGCCCTCTGCGCCCGCGCGACGCCCATGCCGGCGACGGCGCCCATCGCGATCTGCGGCCAGCTGCTCGGGCTCAGGATGTTGCCGCCGCTGATGCCGGCGCCGAGGAGGCCGCCGCCGGCGGCGCCGATCAGGTAGCGCGCCGTCTTGCTGTTGCCGCTGACCTCGTTGTGGAGGAGGTTCAGCCCCTCCTCGATGTCGCGGTGGCGGAGAAGCTGCGCGGCGCCCTCGCGGCCGAAGATCGCCTGGAGCTGGTCGCGCGCGTGGCTGCTCTGCGCGATCTGCTTGGTGATGTCCTGGCTGTCGCCCTTCTTGCGGATGGCGGTCACCATTTTGCTGATCCAGCTCATCTGCGCCAGCCGCCGCTCAGAAGGGGTCAGCTCGGCCATGACGCGACGGATCTCGACACCGGGCATGTTGGCGTCGAACATTTCCTCGCCGATCTGGCCAGCCTCGCGACCGCCGAAGAGCTGGTGGCTGACGCCGAGCGCGCGCTGGTAAGCCGGCACCTCGTTGGTGAGGTGCTCGACCAGGGTGCGGCGCATCATGTCGAGGGCACGGGCGGCCTCCGTGTGGCGGCCGGCCTCGTTGGTGCCAGCGTGACTGATCATCCGGTCGAGGGCCCGCTTGACCTGATCCCAGTAGGCGAGGGTCGCGCGTGGACCGGCACCGCTGCCGCTGTTATCGCCGATGCCGCGGGCTGGTCCTGGTGCGCGTCCCACATGATCCCACTGGCGCTGACCGCGCGCCCGTGCCGCGTTGTTGTTGTTGCGCAGCCGCTCCGCCCCCTCCCTCATGGCCGCACGGAAAAGCGGATCACCGCCCTGATCTACCGGACGCGCCAGGTCCGCGAGCTCCGGCGACCAGCTGATGCCCTCGTCGCCGCGCAGATAGGCCTCGTCGTAGAGTGCCCCGCGCTCCCGCTCTGCGGCGCGGATCCGATCCTGCAGGCCGAAGCGCGTCTCCTCGCCGACGCCGCCGCTCGCCCGCTCGATCGCCGCCTCGGCGCGATCCACCTGGCCCCGATAGCGCGGCCGGGTGACGCCCGTCAGCGTCGCTTCGGCCTCGGGGCTGACGTCGGCCGCGGCCCGCGCCATGCGCCTGGTGCGGACGCCGCCCATGTCGCCGACGACCGGATCGTAGCCGCCTTCCTGCAGCTGCTGCATGCGGGCGACGAGCTCGTCGGGGGTCTGGCCACTCTCGCGGCGGATGTTGCGGCCGATCTCCGCCTCGACCTCAGGCCGGGTAGTCGCGCCGACACCGCGCCGGATGCCGCGCAGACCCGCGCCGATGGCGCTCACGGCTCCCTCGGCCGCCCCGCCGACGGCACCGCCCAGCGCGCCACCGGCGAGCGCACCGCCCACGGTGGCCCCAGCGACGTCGCTGAGCGAGCTGTCGGGGCCCTCGGGGCTCTCGGCATAGCCGGCGCCGCCGAGCGCGCCGTAGGTCGCCCCAGTGGCCGCAGCGTTGACCAGGCGAGGCGCCAGGCGGCCGCCGATGCCGAGCGCCTGCGCAGCCTTGATCTCGGGCGTCAGCGCGAACGACGCGATATTGCCGCCGAGCTCGAGCGCCGTGCTGGTCTTCGGATTACGGCGCGCGAACCCCTCGCGGCGCCCCTTGCTGCCCTCGTAGCCGCGCTTATAGCCTTCCTTGAGCGTACCGCCGCCCATAGCGCTGATCAGCGCGCCGATGCCGCCGCTGGCCTCGTCGAGCCAGCCGCCCGTGATGCCCTCGAGCGTCGCGCCGAGCGCGTCGTCAGGGCGAGCTGCCGGCTCTTCGGCGACGCCGGGGTGAGCGGAATGCCATTGCGCGAGGAGCTGCTCGCGTTGCCGCAGCGCATCGGCCTCGTCGCGCGCCTGCATGGGCTGCGACACGGTGCCGTCGGGAAAGCGGACGTCGAAGCGCATCTCAGTAGGCCCTCAGCCCTCCCGCGTAGTCCAATTTCTGGCGCATCGCCTCAATGCGGAGCTGCCGCTCGCGCTCCGCCAGAGCGAATGGATCCGGGTAGGCCCGCGTTGACGGCGTCATGTTCGAGCCGGAAGGGCCCGCCGGGATCAGTTGCCGATCCGGCATCGGCTGCGGCGCCCTGGCCGGCGGCGGCGCGGTGCGGAAGCCGCCACCAGGCGAGAAGCTGACGTCGGGCCCGCGGGCGGTGTCGAAGCCGTCGGCCGCAGTCGCCGGATCGTTCCGGCCGAAGCCGCTCCCGCGGAACGGGAAGGGCTCGTCGGTCTGCGTCTGCTCGAGGAGCCCGCGCGCGTAGTCCGTCGCCTGCCGCTCGAAATCATCGTGCCCTGCAGAGCCGACGGATCCGCGCGAGCCTGGCGCCGTGCTGTCGTCGCTCATAAAGAAGGCGTTGTTCGGCGAACCGCCGAGCGATCCCTCCGAGCCTGGCGGCTGGCCAGTGCCGCCCATCAGCGACATGTCGAGGCGAGGCTGTGCACCCGCGGCGACCGATCGCGACGCGCTGCTCGAGGTGTTCGGATCGGCGATGCCGAAGTCGGGTGTGCGAGGTGCGCCTGGCCGCGCTCGCGGGGTGGCAACGTTCCCCGCCTCCATACCACCAGGCAACCTCAGTACTGTTCCGGGCTGGAGAGCACGCGGATCTCTGATGCCGTTGAGCTGAGCGATCTCCTTGGCCTTGGTCGGGTCACCCAGGTAGGTCTTCGCGATTGACCACAGATTGTCGCCGCGGTTGACCGTGATGCTCGAGCCGGGGCCGGCGGGCTGCTCAGCGAGCATGCCGTCGGGCCGCTGGCGCGGGTCGGGCACATCGGGAGCGCCCGCCGTGCCGGGCCCATTGACTGCAGCGCCGCCGATCGCGTCCGTAGCGCCGAGCTCGGAGCCGGTAATACCGCCGCCCGACGGCGCCGCGGCCGTCTCCGTGTCGAAGCGATTGGTGTGGGGCGTGAAGCGCGTGCCCTGGTCACCCACCGGCGGGATATTTGTTTCACGTGAAGCAGGAGCTCCGCCGCTCGCCTTGGCGCGATAGGCCTCGTAGCGGGCGGGCGCCTCGGGACCGAACGCCGAGGCGAGACGGTCCTGCCAGGATCCCGGCAGTTGCTGCCACGGCACGCCGCCGGCCATGATCGCCGCAGCGTCGCGAGCTGACGAGATCTCGCCGCCGCCGGCGCCACCGCTCACCGCGCGATCAGCGCCGCTCAGGGTTCCTTCTTGTCGCTGAGCGAGCACGCCCACCGGAGCGAGCGGCGGCGGTGGCTGGTATTCGCCCTCGCCCACCGTGCTCGGACGGACGCCGCTCATGTCGGGCCGCTGGTTCGGGCTCGGGATGCGATCCGCCGAGAGGCCGGCCATGGGGATCTCGCCAGGCGGCAGGCGTGGCACGCCCTTGAAGCCGCTGTCGAACGCCCGCGCGAAGGCGATGTCGGCCGGGTCGGTGAAGTTGCGGCCGCCGGTAGCGCGGGTCAGCTTGCCGTTGGCGCCCCACACGGCCGGCGGGTGACCGGGATCGGTGCTGTAGCCGATGTGCAGCATCGGACCCGGATAGAGGCCGAAGCGATTGGCGCCGGCACTGGCGCCGGCCAGAGCGACCTGGGCGCGCTGCTCGCGGCTCCACGGCTTTCCGTCCGCCGTAAAGCCGGCGATGTCCGCCTGGCCGCCACCCATGTGCGACCGGTGGCCAGGGCCGGCGCCGGCGGTGATGTCGAGCCGGGTGATGCCGAGATCTCGAGCTGCCGAGGCGGCCGTCGTCAGGATCCGCAGCGTCTCGGGCTGCAGGCCCTTGAAGCTTGTCCGGTCATTGATCGCGACGCGCACGTCGATGCCGGGCACGGCCAGGGGGCTTGCTGGCGCCTTTGCGCCCGCGAGCTGGTCATCCGCCGGTCCCGTGTCCGTAGACGCGCCAGCGCCCGCCAGGGGCTCGGCGGGAGCGGTTGCCGACGGGGTCGGGGCCGAGGTGGGCGCCGCTGCGGTCGTCGACGAGCTGCTGCCGCCGCCCTGCGCCATGGCCGACTGCGCAGCGAGGGCGCTCGCATAGTCGCCGCCGCGGGGGATGCCGGTCGCTGCCGCGATGAGCGACGGATCCCTCGTCGTCGAGACGCCGGCCGGTGCATTATTGGGATAGTCGACCATAGCCTCGCCCTCAGTAGTGCGCGATGGGATCGTCGGGGTTGTCGCCGCCGGCCCCGATCGTGCTCAAGCCCTCGATGTACGGATACTCGGTGATCTCGCTCACCCGGTTGGTCTTGGGATCGCGCTTGATCTTGAAGCCGAGGTCGTCGAGGCGCACACCGAGCTGCTGCTCAACGACAGTCGGATCGGTGCCGCCGGCGAGGAGGTCGCCCGCCATCTTCGTCGCCCCCATCAGCAGGATGTCGTGTTGCCGCGCGAGGTTCTTCTGGATCAAGCCGGGATCCATGCTCGGGTTGATGTCGGAGCGCTCGAAGTCGGCGCGCTCGTTGTCGGTCAGCGACGCGCCGAAGAGCCGGTTCCGCTTGATGGTGGCCGTGTTGGCGCGGTAGTTCGCCCACCAGTCGGCCTGGTCCTTTGAGCCGAGCCACTCCACGCCCACCCGCGCCATGTCGTTGCCGAGCTCGCCGGTGGCAGCATGGCCGGCGTATTCCGGCTTGAAGGTCGATGCCGTGCCGTTGAGGTTTTTGAGATCCTGACCGGCTGAGGCGACCGTGTCCGCCCAGGCCTTCGACAGCGGCTTGGTGCCCGGCGTCCGGCTGCGCGCCGCGGCCGCCTCCTTGAGATACTCGGGATCCGCTGGCCCCTTCGGCGCCGGCTTCAATTGACCGGGCAAAGCTCCTGGGCTGGTGTCGGGGATCCAGGTCGGCGGGTTGCCAGAGCTCGTCGGGTGCGCCTCGTCCCAGAGCTCCTTGGTGACCGCGAGCTGGTGCTCGGCCTCCCAGTTCTTCTGCAACCGCTCGTCCTGGGAACGGCGATAGTCCATCGCCTCGTTTGCCATCCCGAGCCGCGCCTTGGTCTCGGCCAGGCCGGCCGCATAGTCGCGGTTCTTCTGCAGCTGACCGGCGATGCCGCCGAAGCCCTCCTGCAGCATGCCGCTGTAGTCGGGCGAGCGGTTGAGCTCGAACGGTGCCGTGTTGAAGCGCGGGTTGAACGCCATCAGTACGCCTCCCCCTCCTTGAGGCCTGCAGCCCAGCCGCCGCGCGGCGGCGGCGCTTCCGCCGCACTCGGCACGCCGAGCGATTTCTTCTGCTCGTCGCTGAGCTGGTCGAGCGTGATTGCCCCGCCCGCAGTGCTCATCAGCGGGATCTTGCCGCGGATGAAATCGCGCATGATCTGCCGCGGGGGCACGCCACGCTTCTTCGCGGTGTTGATGACGCCGTCGGCAAAGAACTCGAGCGCGCTCTTGTTCTCGTCGCTGCCGAGACCGGTGCGCTTGCCGCCGCCCACCCAGACCGAGGCCTGAAACTGCGCGGGGTCCATGCCCATCTCTTCGGCGATGTCCTGGTAGTAGCGCTCCATCGCCGGATATTCATTCGGGCGCGGCTGATCCTCCCAGTTGATCGCCTTCTTCTGCGCGTCCTCGAGGGTGAGCCGCCCCTCTTTGAAGTCCTTCGCCGGGTTGAGGTAGATCTTCTCGCCGTTCTTCCCCTTGAACGCCATGCTGCCCTTGAGGAAGCGCTCGTCGCCGTAGATCATCGACGGCAGCTTGATCGCGTGCGCGTCGATCGTGGCGGGGCGCCAGTTGCCGTAGAGGTTCTCGCCGTAGCTCGGCGGCTTGGGATGCTCGAACACGTCCCACCCCTCGGGAGAGAGAGCCTCGCGGACGTTGTCGCGGTGAAGGTTCTGCGCCAGGTGGCCGTAGCCGCTGCCCTTGGCGGGCTTATAGTCTTCCGGCGGGATCCACTTCGGCGGGGGCATGTTGCTCCCCCGGCCGAGCTCCTCGCCGCCCATCGATAGGTGGTAGTACTGGGAGGCGTTCTTGACGTTCGCCGGCAGTTTCGAGCGGGGCGAGGTGGCCGACATCATGTCGACGAAGCGCCGGAAGCCCTGGTCGCCGCGATCGGGCCCGAGCTCGCGCATGAACTGCTCGCGGAGCTGCTGAAGATTGTACCAGCCCTTAGCGCCCTTCTCGGCCCCCTGCTCGGCGTAGCGCATGAGCTCCTCGCGCACGCGCGGATCCGCCATCATGTCGATGAGGCGCATGCTGATGCCGCGCGGCGGGTCGTAGCGCGGGAGGTCGAACTGCGGGCGATCGGGCCGCTTCTCGAGCGTGTCGCGGCTGAGGTCGAAGAGCTGGTCGGGACGCTCCTCGCCGGCGGGCACCTCCTCCGCCGTGAAGCCCTCGCGGGAGCGCAGCCGGGCCTCGGGATCGAAGATGTCCTCGACCGGCGCCTTCTTGCCCTTCGGCGGCACCTTGATCCGGCTCCCGCCGCCCGCTGTCAGCGCCTCTTCGGGAGCTCCCATAGCGCCGGCGCCGGCGGTCGAGAGCGCGATGTTGCCGCTCCAGTCCACCAGGTCGGGGTTCACGTGGCCGGTCTCGGGATCCCACACGGGGATCTCGCCCGTCATCACGCCACGCGGCACGTTCGCGAGCCCCTTGGCGTAATCGACCATGCCGCGGCCGAGGAGCAGCGCACTCGACGGCTCACTGTTCTTCGGCGGGCGCTTCCGCGCCTCCAGCATGGCCGCGTAGTTGGTGCGCGGATCCATCAGCGTCTCAGCCCCGCCGCATAGTCGAGCCCGTTAGCCGAATTCGGCTTAGCGTTAACCGAATTCGGTTTGCGCATCTCAGCCGCCGCGCGTTTCTCGCCGGGGAACTTGCCGCCGTTGGCGTAGTAGAGCCGCACCTGGGCGCCGTTGTAGCTGCGCCCGGTCGGCGAGATGTACTGATCTGGGCCTGCCTTCTTGAACGGCATCAGGTCGGCCTCACCGCGTTGATGGTGTTGGTCGTGGCGCTGCCGGTGCCGGCGCGCGGGAACATGCTCGCGGCGAGCTGGCCGGCGCCGAGGACGCCGCCCCAGATGTTGCCGCCGGCGGTGTTCTTCGACTGCTGGAAGCCCGCCTGGGCGCCGGCGATGCCGGTGGTGGTGCCGTAGCGGAGATTGGCGAGGTCGGTCGCGTAGTCGTACCGGCGATCGCCCATCGTGCCGTAGGTGTTGAGGAGCGAGCCACCGGCGTTGGTGGTGATGTCCGCCAGGCTCTTGCCACCGCCGAGGATCGCGTTCGCGCCGGTGCCGGCGACGTCGAGGCCGGTCGACGCGAGATTGCCGCCGGTGGCGCTCCAGTTGCCCGAGCGGCCGGTCGCCGCGCCGGTCGCGATGTTGCTGAGGTTCGAGCCCTCCTGGCCGCGGATGTCGGCGATGTTCTGGCCGGCAGTGGTCAGCGCGCCGGAAACGTCGCGGCCGTAGCCCGTCTCGAGGTTGGAGAGGTTCGTGCCGAGGCCGGTGCGCAGATTGGAGACGTCGCGGCCATAGCCGGTCTCGACGTTGCCGACGTCCTGGCCGTAGCCGGTCTCAACGCCGCTCACGTCGCGGCCATAACCGGTGTCGATGTTCGCGAGGTTGGTGCCGGCGGCGCCGGTGATGTCCGCCATGCTGCCGCGGATCCCGGCGCCGAACTGCTGCTCGCCCATCAGCCGGTCGAGGTAGTTGCCGTACTCCTGATCGCTGAGCCCGTGGGCGTAGTTCAGATTGTCGATCGCGTTGCCGCCGCCGCCGAGCTCGCCCCGCGAGGCAGCACGGCGATCGAGGGCATCGAGGCCCTGGTTGAGCGCGAACTCATACCCGGGGCCCGCGCGGAACTGCGACACAGCGCGATCGTGGCCCGCCTGGCCGCCGAGGCCGAGGGCGTCAGCGTACGAGCTCGCCGCGCCCGCCGTGGCGTCGGCGTACGGCTTGAAGTAGCCGAGCGAGGTGTCGCGGGCGCTGGTGATGTCGCCCCGCGCCGCCGTCCGTCCAGCGCCGAGCGCCGACAGTGAGCGCTCGCGCCCGGTGCCAAGTGCGCCGAGGGTCCGCTCCCGACCGCCGCCGAGCGCGCCCTCTGCGCCGGCCTCGGTGCCGAGCAGCGCCGAGCGGCTGAGATCGCGTCCGCTGGTCAGCGCGTTGATGCCGCCCGCGGTGCCGCCGAGGATCGCGCTCTCGGATCCGCGAGCGCCGGTGCTGATGTCGCCGCGCGCCTTGTTCTCGCCGGCGGTGATCTCGCCGCGAGCCTTGGTGTTGTAGTTGGTGATGTCGGTGCGGGCTTGCTTGCCGGCGGTGTCGACGCGGCCGACAGCCTTGTTGGTGCTGCCGGTGATGTCGCTGCGAGCTCTGGTCTCGGCACCCTTTACCGCGTCGATGCCCTTCTGGTAGAGGCCGGTCGATTTCTCCTGGCCCTTCTGGAGGGTGTTCTCGGCCTGGCGGCCGCCCTTCTTCAGCGCCTTGACCGTGATGTTGCGGATCGCCGCTTCGTTCTTCGTGTTGAACGGCGCGAGGAGCGTCCCGCCGCCGCCGGCGCCGCCACCAGGCCCGCGGAAGCTGCTGCCGCCCTTACCGCCGCCGCCCTTCGCTTTGCTGCCGCCACCGGTCTTGATGGGAGCGGGGCCACGGCCGCCCTTGCGCACGCCATCGCCAGGCCGCAGGCCGGCGGCGTAGTTGAGACTACGGCTTCCGCCGCCGCCGCCGCCCTTGCTGCTCGGCGCGCCCTTCTTGTCTCGGCCAGGATCGGAGATCGGCTTCCGCGCGTTGTTCGACGCAGCCTTCTTCGCTGCAGCCGGCGCCGGCCTCGGCAGCGCTCTCGGCTGTGCCTTGGGCTGTGCCTTGGACTGCGGCTTCGCCGCGGCCGGCCTGGGCTGTGCCTTGGGCTGCGACGTGGCCTTCGCTTTGGCCTTGCTCTTCGCCTTGCCCTTATTCTTGGCGAGGCCCTTGGCATAGTCGATCTTGGTGGTGGCCATTACGCCCTCTCTTGCATCAGGCTCATGCCGCCGAGCAGCGCCATGCGCACGCGCGCTCCCGTCCGCAGGCGCCAGCGGCGGCCGACGTAGCCGGTCATCCCGAGCATCCTCGGATCGATCAGATTGCGATATTCGCCGAGACGGCCGAGCGGCCGCTGCAGCGGGTTGCTCCAGCTCGCCCCGTTGTCATCGGTCCAGGAGATCTCGAGCATCGGATCGACATCGGAGGCGAGCGCACCGCCGGCGTCGGCAAGGCCGGTGCCCTGCTGGAATTGAAAGGCGGCACGTGCGACTTGCTGCCGGGCCGGGAAGTTCATCACCGGGCCGCTCTCGACCGTCCACACCAGCGGGTCGCCGCACTCCTCGAATACGTCGAAGTCGACGGCGCACATCTGACCGCTGGTGGCGTCGCCGCTGAGCCAGTCACCGAAGGCGAACGAGCTGCCCCCCTGCCACCGCCAGGTCGGCGACAGGTACGACATTCTCTCGTGCCACCACTTGGTCGAGAAATCGTAGCAGGCGCAGAAGCTGGGGCCGCGGATGTAGATGCACTGGTGACCGCGCCGGATGAAGCAGCCCATCTGCAGCGTCGACTTGTCGGCGATCCGCTCGAGCACGGTGGTGAGCCAGGGATCGCTGATGACCTCGGGGTCATAGCCGTTGAAAGCGCGGATCGTGTTGTCGTCGGCGAGGAAGCAGAGGCGACCGCCGAAGGTGTCCTCCCAGCCGGTGATGCAGGAGCGCGCCGCCAGGCCGCGGGGGATGACCGTGTTGCGGCGGAGCGGAAAGCCGGTCGCGTTCGGGTTGCCGCCGGATCCCCAGACCTCGCAGTGCTGGTCGCTGAAGATCCACAGCTCGCCGCCGAACCAGACGGCGCGCACCAGCCCGTTGTTGGCGCGCGACTGCGCCTGGATCCGATCGAGCGTGTTGATCGTCGTGGCGTTGAGGCCGCTCGCGTACACCCGCCCGTCGGCGATCGTGATGAAGAAATATCCCTCGCCGAAGCAGACGCTGTTCGGCGCCGACGGCGGATCTGCCCAGACCGCTTTGCCGGTGGCGTCGAAGGTGAAGGGGCCTGACGCGACGGAGACGAGCACCATGTCGGGCGTCGGCGTCCGCTGGTTCTTCGCCCAGGTGATCCAGTCGGTGCCGCCGAGCCCGGTGATGATGCTCGAGACGCCGAGGCTGGTGGTTTTGACGAGCTGGCCCGACCAGGCGCTGAAGAGGGTGGTGCCGTCGAAGAAGGAGCTCCGCCAGGTCGACTGCAGCGTGTCGGTGAACATGCGCAGGCCGCTGGTGCGGCGAATGACGTAGCTCGAGCCTGGCTGACCGATCAGCGCCTCGGCATAGGCGTTGATGAGCCTCCCCCCGCTTTCGGCGGGCGTCTGGCCTGGGGCCGTCGTCGGGGGGAAGACAATGTCGGCCATTAATTCTCTGCGTTGCTCTTTCCGGTGCGATCGAAGCCGCTGTTCTCGGCCAGGCGATCGCGGAGAGCGAAGCCCATGTGCGGCCAGATCTGGCGCACGGCGTCCTCGTAGGCGAAGGTGCGGCCCTTCTCTCGATCGAAGTTCTCGGGCGACGCCGGCGCCGCCTTGCCGACGAAGACGAACCCGTTGTGCATCTGCACGAAGCAGAGCGTCAGCACGCCGAGCGCCGGATCGTCGGCGACGCCCAGCGCCTCGCCGGCGGTGATGTAGTAGACCCGCTCGATCGCGGCCTCGATGTCGCTCAGCTTGACGCGCGGATATTTGGCGCCTGCCGCGCCGAGCTCCTCAGTTGCCTTGAGGCTTTCAGTCAGCATCACATGTACTCTCCCTGCTGCACCGCTCCCGAATATCGGCCGTATCCGATCTGACGCAGCTTCGTCTCGGCACGGAGGACCGGCGCGGTGCCGTCGGCCTCAAGCGGTAGTGCTGCCACGCCGAAAAAGCCCTTCACGGCATCGGCGAGGCAGACGGCGAGGCTCTCATAGACCGCGTCGTCGATGTTGTCGGGATCCCCGACGAAGATGATCTCCCGCTGCTGCAGCTCACCGATCAGTGGCTCGACGCCATCGTCGACGACGGCCGTCTCGTTCGGAAACGGCGGCCGGTTTTCGCCGATGACGCCGAGGCGCTGCAGCGCCCGATTAATGAGCTGCGTGCGGGTCTTCGACACTTACGTGATTTTCCGCTGGCGGGCGCCTTTAAGGGTGCCATGCGAGCTCTCGTCGCTTTCCCCCTCGTCGCTGTCGCCAGCGGCGCTTCTTGCGCCATGGCCAGCCTCGGCGGGGTGGTCCTCTTCGATCTTCCACCAGCCTTTGTCGAGCTGGCCGCGGATCTTCGCGATCACATGCGGGTTCTTCACCTCGATCGGCTTGTTCAGAGGGAAAACGATGTTGGTCTGATTGCCGGCGGGGCCCACCGGCCACTCGACGTAGCCAATGTTACCGAGGACTGCCTCGTCGCCGCCGAGGAAGGTGATCTTTGCCATTGCTGTCTCCTGTGGTTAGAGCCCCGCCGGCGCGATGCCGACGGGGAAGTTTCCGCCGGGGGCTTGGGTTACGATCCAGGCGGGTTCGCCATGCGATAGAGCACGTTGAGGCGCACCTTGCCGGCGGTCGCCGCGCCGGTCTCCTTGGCGTAGATCGGCGTCTCAACGGTGAGCGGTGCGATGAAGCCGGCGATGGTGTTCGGCGCCGCGATGGTCGAGATCGCGGTCGCCGCGTAGGCCGCATTGGCGACGAGCTCGGTGCCGGTCGCGACGGTGGTGCCGAACTTCAGCGCGGGGGTGCCACCGCTGAGCGCGACCTCGCACTGGGTCTGCACACCGATGACGAGGGCGCCGATCGGCAGTGAGCCGAGCTGCTTGGTGCCGAGAGCGAGCTGTGCGGCGTCCTTGGAGACATCGACAAGGCCACCGGCCCAGATGATGTGGTCGGGCTTCGGATCCCGGCCGGGAATTGAGCGTGGCATGCTGTTTCGTCCTTCCTTTGTGGAGCGAAGTTTGCGGCTGGCCTCCAGCCAGCCAACGAAGGCGCGGGAGGGATCCCCCGCGCCTGTGCTTGGCACGCCTGGTTAGGTCGCGCTGTTGCTGGTGAAGACGGTAAAGACGCCCCACTGCTTCAACGCAGTGCCGTCCATCGGGTGCTTTTTGAAGGCCTTCGCGATGCCGTAGCACATGTCGACGCCGGCGCCGGTCAGGAAGTCATAGTCGTCTTCCTTGAGGAACGTCGGACGCGGCATCTGGCCGTAGCAGAGCGCCATCGCCATCTGGCCGCAGAGGAAGTTCGGGTTCGCCCTGATCGAGCCGGCACCGCCGGTGAGCAGGAGCGGCCAGTTCTCCTCGAGCATGATGTCGATCTCGGGCACCTCGCGGACGATGACACCGTCGTAGATTTGATCCCCGTCTTGAAAAATCGGATTGCGCGGGGCATCGCCCTCGCCACCCGAATTTTCCCTCGGACGGGCGTCCTTGTTGACGGTCTGCAGCGAGATCTTCAGGTCGCGGAAAGCGAGCGAGCCCGAGAACATGACGAAGTACTCGCGACCGTCCGTCAACTTGAACGGACGAATGCGCGGGTTCGCCTTTTTCGCCAGCATCTTTGCAAGGCTGACGGTCGGCGCAGTGAGGTCGTCGGTGGGTGACGGGCCGACGGTGGCGAGCGCGGTGGCGAAGGTGGCGTTGTAGTTGCCGCTCGTTGCGCCGTAGAGCACGCGATCCGAGTTGTCGGCGTTCCAGGTGTTCCTCTGGGCGGCCGTCGACTGCTCGAACAAAATGCCATTGACGCGCTGACCGTCGTCCGACCCGAGGGCCGCCGGCGGGCTTTCCGTGGGGAGCGCCATCAACGCGAGGATGATCTCGTCGCGCTGCAGCTCCTTGCCCCAGTCGCTCAGCAGCGGGCGGGCCTCGCCGAAGACGTCGGCGCTGTCCTTCTGCTGCTCGCTCTTGTCGGTCTTGACGGCGTTGCGGGCCCAGTCGATCCAGACCCTCATGCCGTAGTTGTCGATACGCTCCTCGTTTCCGACGAGGGTGCCTTTGCCCTTGCCACGCGCCTGCAGGCGGGTGACGAGCGGCATGTTGATCTGCTCACCGCCCTTCTTCAGGTCGTTGATGATCCTGATGATGCTGGTGATCTCTGTTCCCATGTAAGGCGAGAACAGGTTTTCGCGCACGTACTCGCGGATAATCTCGCGACGATACTGAACAAGTTTGTTGTTTGCTTGGATGATTGCAGTAGCCATGGCCCGAAACCCCTTGGGGTCAGGCCGCCGGCTCTATCGTCCCCGTGCGCCTGCGCGCATCCTTGCGATGGGGAGACCGGCGACCGCGTCCTGGAAAAAGTCGCCATCGGTCACCGGCATGTTGCCGCTGGTGCGACGGTTTCCACCGCCTCCACCACCTCGGCCTGATGCGCTGTTGACTGACGGCAACCTGACGAGGGTCTGGGTGCCGGAACGTCCATTCCTTGCCGGGGGCTCATCACGCCCGCCGTCGTCGTCCAGGAGCTCAAAGCCGAGCTGCTGGGCAATCAGCCTGCGGAACTTCGGATCTTGTTTCAGCCGCTCGGCCGTGCGCCGCTCGACGTACCCGTCGGGGTCTCCCCCGATCTCCGCACGCATCGCCTCCCCGTCGTACCACTCCATGAGAGCGGCGCCGGGATCCGCGTCGTTGGTGATCTCATCGGCCACGCGATCGCCCCTGCGGGTCATCCCCTGCAGAGCTCGATACGCCTGCTCGAATTCCTGCCCCCTGGCGCGGTGCTCACGCCGGAAGGTGAGATTGATCATCTTGTCGCGGGCTGCAGCCTCGATGCGCTCTTCGACCGACAGGAAACGCTCGTCGATGTCACGCACGAACCCGTCGGGATCGCGCCACACATCGGGCCGCTCTTGTTCCTGCTGCTGACGAGGCGCCCGCAACGCGCGGAGCTCCTCCTCGAGCGAGCCGAACCGCTGGGCCAGCTGGTCGAACATGCGGAGCGAGCGCTGCTCGCGATCCTCCGCATCGCGACGACGCTGAGCCTCGGAGCGCTGGCGATACGATGGGACGGTGCCGCCGCGGCGATCGCCTCGGTCGTCGTCCTGCCCGTCGTCGCCCTGGTCGCGATCGTCGCCCTGGTCGTCGTCTGGCTGATCCTCCTGCTGGCGCGTAAAGCGACCAGTCGGCGGATCTCTTGGCTGTTGGCGTTGATTGTCGCGGTCGTCACGATCATCGACCTGGTCGAGGCCGCCTACGGCGTCATCGAACAATTCACGGTCGCTGGGATCGTTTGGTCCCGCCAAGGAATTCTGTCCCGAACCCTACCCGTTGCAGGCCTGTTTCGCCGGCTGCTCAGTCGCGAAAGTCCGGTGATCTCGCTCACCGCAGCGCGCGCGCAGGATCGGGCCGATGATGCACAATGTCAAGATGTAGTGGGTGAGGGGCTTTCGGCGGCGCAAATCTTGCGATCGGCGCCGCCTACTCCTCCGTTTCACGCGCCAGCCGGCTCGTTGGGCCGGCCCGTCATGCGCACGGAGGGCCTTTCAGAAGGTGCTGGGCCAGATCCCCGCGATGGTCCGGGGGACGCCCTTATCCAACATGGGAGCTGGCAGGCCTTCAGAAGGTGTGCGCCGGCCCCCGCCCACCTATTAGGCCTGGGAATTGAGGACCGGCGCGCTGTCGAAGGTGCTGGGCCATCCAGCAATCAGTTTCACCCGGAAGCGTCGGCGGTTGGCGCCGCCATCGGTTCCCGAGGCTCCTTCAGCGGCGCGAGTGTAGCACCGCCAGGGGCCCTGTCTACGGGCTCAGCACTTCTTGCCCTTGCCCTTCTTGGCCATGCAGCTCACCTCCTCTCGGTCACTTTTTGTCGCCGCGCATGAGGCCGCCGGCGAACGCAACGGCGGTGGCGAGCAGCGTGGCGAGCAGCTCACCGAGCTTTTCGCCGCTGCATGTGCCAGGGCCATGCGTTGCGTTGATGTAGCCGCAAACCAACAGTCCGATCAGAAGATCGAGCGCATAGACCGCCATGATGCCGGCGACGAGCCAGAAGCTCGCGCGGATGAGGTCGAACGGCTCACGGGGCGGCCGCTCATTCACAGCTTGCCCAGCAAGAGCAGGATGAGCAGGACGAGGAGCACCAGCCCGAGCAGGCTCGCCGGATACGGGCCCCAGTTCGCCGCCCACGGCGCCGGGCCGCCTGGGACTGTCCCGACGATCAAGACGACCAGGACGACGATGAGGAGGATCGTGATCATGGCAGCGGCAGCGCGTAATGGCCGCCCAGGAAGATCGCCATGAAAATCGCCCACAACGCCCAAAGGCTGGCGGACTTGATCTCTGGATTGATGATCGCGAAGACGACGCTGACGATAAAGAAAACGAGTGCGACGACTGTTCCGGTCATAGCGTGAACCCTGCGGCGACACACGACGCCGAGACGTTGCCGGCACCACCGGCGGGCAGGCTGACGACGATGCTGGTGTTCACGGCCGAGCTCGGCACCGGGTAGCTGAAGTCCTCGTTCACGGTCGAGCTCGTGCCCAACACGGGAAAGGTGAAGCTGTAGTGCATGGTGCCGCCTTGCACGCCGGTCACGGTGAGATCGACGCTCGCGGCCGCGGTGGCGCCGCCCGCCTGGCAACTGAAACCACTGATGTAGGTCAATTTGCTGGCGACGCCGGCGAGGGTGGCGGTCGCCGCGGCGTTGCCGACGATCGCGCTCGAGCTCGAGGTGGGCGTCGCGCCGCTGGGGTACGGCGTTGAGGCGACAACAGTCGGCGAGGTCGTCGTGCCGGTGGGCAAGCCGTTGATGTCGACTACGGCAGTGAGCGGCACCTTCGAATTCGGCGAGGGCGTCGCGGTGAGGCTGTACATCAACCCGTTGAGGTCGACGATCGTGCCGACAGCGAAGGCGCTGCCGGCGAGGAGCGCGAGCCCGAGGGCCCCGTAGAGCAGTCTGCGAAGCATGGCGCGCCTCCTATGCGGTCAGGAATTGGCCGGCGGCGTGTGCCTGGCCGGTTGCTTCGGTGAAGGTGACGCCCGTCAGATCCGGCCACGTGCCGTAGGTCTGGGCGAAGGTGTAGCTGAGCATCATCACGCCGGTGGCGCTCGAGATGTTCGCCTGGGTGGCGCTGCCGATCATGTTGCCGTGGATCGGCGAGTTAGCGCCGGCGGCCTGCATGATGACGGTGCCGCCGGCCGATGCATCGGCATTGATCGCGAACCAGTAGAGGCCAGGCGGCAAGGTGACGGGCGAGGCGCCGACGAGCGCGCCCGCGACGTTGCCGGCGGCGTCGGTGGCGAGGTTCCCCGTCTTGGCGAGCGCCTGGCCGGTGGGCGCGAGCGTGTTGATGTGGGCGGCGTAGATCGCGAGCTGGACGTTGCCGCCGGCGGCCAGGGTGGTGATGCGCGCGCCGAGCTGCGAGATCCGCACGTCGTCTCGGACGACGAACGGCACCAGCGCGATCGTCGACGCGGCGAGCACCGCACCGGCGGCGACGCCGATGGTGCCCGCGGGATACCAGCGCCCCGGCACGAAGCGGAAATTGCCGACGTCTGGCGTGACCTGGTATGGCGAGCGAGCGTTCTGTCCCATCTAAGCCTCCTATGCGGCCTCTTGCGTGCGGCCTGGCCGCAGCGAGCCGAGCCCGCCGTCGCCGCGATTGTAGAGATCCCCCCGCCGGAACGCGGCATCGTTGCCGGCCTTCCGCATTTCGGTCATCGAGCTGGTGACGTCCTTGAACGCCGAGGCGCGCTGCTTGTTGGCGTCGGCGCGGAGCTTGATGACGTTGCCCTGCAGTGTCGACGTCTTCGCCTGCGCCTCGGCATTGTTTTTTGCAGCCTCAGACTGCGTTTTCTGCACCTGAGCCTGCGCGCCGGCGAGCTGCAGCTGCTGCACCTCAGGCGGTGGCTGTTGCGCTTGTTGCGCTTGCTGGAGCTTGCCGAGGATCGCCTTCTTCGTGCGGCCGGGGATCGGAGCGAGCTCGAGCATGACCTCGGGGGGCACGCCGACGCCGTTCTGGGCCATCGTGACCATCGTGTCGTAGACGTCCTGCATCATCGTCAGCGTGTCGGGCCCCTCGTCCAGCAAAATGTCGACGTCGAGCTGGCCGATCATGTTGACGAGCACCGGCCGGCCGAATTGGTCGACCTTGCGGGCGTTCAGCTGGATGAACTGATTTTTCTCCTGGTCGTCGGTGACGCGGATCCAGCGCTCGGCCTTCCAGTAGCGGAGCGCCGTGTTCCAGATCGCGCGATAGACGCGGAGCTTCCAGGCCCTATACACGAGAATAAACGGCCCGAGCTCGGCTATACCGGCCTGCTGCAGTAATGCGATCGCGCGGCCGGATTTATTCTGTATATCCTCGCCCAACATCGAAGCATTGGGCCCGAAGTTGTCGATCTCGGTCTTGATCTCTTGAAAGAGCTGCAGCTGGCCCTCGAATTCCTGGGCCATCTTCACGTCATCGAATTCGAAGCGGAAGCCGGGCGTCACCTCGAGGTAGCCGTCGGCGCGCACCGCTTCCTTGCGGGCCTTCTCGACGTCGGTCACCGCGCCCTTGTCGGCGATGATGCGGCGGGCGTTGAGGAGGTGGAGCGCCTTGCTGCCGCGGGCGTTGATCTCGTCCTGGCGAGGCTTCAGCGGCCGGATGATGCCATAGCGGTCGCCGTCATGGTCGACGTTGACGCTGGCCATGAGGTAGCGGCAGAAAGTCTTGCCCTTTTCGTCCATAAAGGGCGATTTACCGCGGTAGAGCTCCTGATAACCTACGTAATAGCAGAAGTACCATTCGCCCTTGTAGATGTACCAGTGCTCGATCAAGAAGACCCGCTTGTCTTCTACGTCAACCCACCGGAACATGCGGTCCTGTTGCTGCCAGCTCTCGAGCGTGCCGCCCGAGGTGCACATGCTCTCGAGCTCTTCCTCGAGATCCGGGAACATGTCGATCGCGACGTCGACGTCGAGCCACTTCGCGGCCCCCATGTAGCGGGCGTCGCTGAAGGTCGGCCGAACGGACCAGGGATCGTAAAAGAACGTGTCGCCATCGACCTTGGCGTAGCTGAGATCAGGATCCTGACCCTGCGTCTGCTCCCACCAGGGGTAGTCGGAGCCCTTTTCCTCGTTGGTGGCTGTGTCGCCGCCCTCGAGCAGGAGCTCGATGCCGAAGACGCCCTCGATCGCGCCCTGGCGCGCGCACTCCGCCGCCGTCGAGGGCCAGTCCTGGCCGTCGTCGTTCGGCTTGTCGAGCACGTAGCGCACGACCGCCGTGGCGAGCTCGTCGCCGCCGCGCTCCTCCTCCATCGGCGTGCGCGGATAGGCCTTCGGATCCTGGCGCAACCTCTCCATGAGGCCGACGACGCCATTGACCTTCCGATCGATCATGTTGCGCACGACCGCCGGCTGGCCGCGCGCCTTCAGCACCTTGAGCTCGGCCTCGTTGAGCTGGTCGCTGTGGAAGTAGTGCCGGGCGATCCGCGCCTCTTCGATCTCTGCCGTCTTGGCGGCCGAGAAGTCGGTGAACTGCCGGCGCAGGCGCGAGATAGGGTAGCCGTGATCCTCGTCCTCTTCCTCGGGATCGGCGACGGACGATCCATTGCGCCGGCTGCGCCGATCGTCCTCGTAGTTTCGGCCTGAGACGTCGCGCGACGCGCTGGCGGCGCCGGGCACGTAGCCCGACAGGGAGCGCATTCCGCCGGTGGTGCCGTACGCCATTACGGCCGCCTCCGATCCTGCTCGCCCTTGGGCGGCTGATCAGGCGGCCGATCGTAAGGCTTAGGTCCCGCGCGGTACCCTGAGGTACCTTGATCGCGCTCGCCTGGGCGACCGAGGTGGCGCCAGGTCAGGTCGAGCACGTCGTCGTAGTAGCCGAGGAATTTGTCGCCGGGGGTCTGTCGCTCGAGGAGCGCAGCTCGATCGAACAGGATGTTGAGCCAGGGCCGCAGATCCTCGTCCGCGGCCTCAATGCAACGCCGGCGCTTCTCGGCCCCATCCATGCCGCAGCCCCTCAAGTCTCGCGTTGCCGGCGCGGACGATAATCCGATTTGCGCCGGCGCACCAGTCCCCTCAATCCCCGTTCCGCGCCTTGACCGCGTTCGCGTCCTTCGTGACCTGGGTCTGCGGGATCGAGGCGTTTGGCGAGGAGAGCATCTTCGCGGTCTCGACCGTGTGCGGGGCGAGCTCGGCGGTCTTCGCCAGCACCTTGTTGCGACGGGCCTGCACGATCCCGTTGAAGATCGACCAGGCACCGGCGACGATGACGCTCGCGGCGCCGGCAAACGCGGTCACGTCGAGGTTGTCGATGACGCCGTCCATGTTGACGTCGACGAACAGGCCTCGACCGAGGAGGTAGCCGCCGCCGGCGGCAACCAGAATGCGGACAGCACCACCGACGCCACCGGTGTCGGTGAACTTGGGAAGGTCAGCCATCTTGATTTCTCAGCCCAGCACGAAGCGTTGCCGTCCGCAGCTATAGCGCGAAACGAACTGCGCCGCCTTCACTGATTTTCGTGATGTCCACCCCCCAAATTGGGGGATCAGTACGCCCCGCGAGAGTTGCCGGTGCCGCGACCACCAGGTCGCGGCCCGTACCACTTATTGCCGGGCCGATCGGAGAGGAATTGCAGCTCGGCTGCGGTGGGCGAGGGTGCGATCTTGTCGGCCGCGCCGAAGGTGGCCACCACTTTCGTCGGCGGGACCATCTCGAAGCGGGCGTTGACCCGGTCCCACTTCATGTCGATGAGCTTGTCGTTCACGTGAGCACCACCGTGCCGTTGACGACGACCTCGACGTCGCCCTTGACGACGATCTGCACCGACGGGCGGAGCGGCAATGGCGCCTTCTCCGTCGGCATCGCCCAGGTCGCCTCGAGCTCCTCGATCGAGCCGTCGAAGGCGTTGAGGTCGGTCGGTGGCGTGACGCCGTCGACGGTGCCCTTGTCGCTATACTGCCAGAGCCACAGCTTGAAGCCTGCCGGCACCGACGGCTTGCTGGCGTACTGAGCGAGCCAGAGCGGCCGGCGCTTTAGCCTTGCCGGCACAGTCTCGCCCGCGGTAATCGCATCCTTGAGGCTGTGGCCACTGTAGAGCACGCAGTCCCGATACGTGAGCAGCTCGACCTCGGCCATGAAGGCGTCAACCTCGGCGAGCGAGATCCCGGCGACCTCGAAATCGCACGCGAAGAGCGTGTTCGGCTCGGTGAACGGCAGCATGGTCTGCACGAAGAACGTGGCCTGATCCTTCATGTTGCCAGGCCGCAAGAAGTGATAGGCGCCCCAGAGCATGCCGGCGTCTTTGGTGAGGTAGTAGCGGGCGTCGAGCTTGCTGTCGACGAAGCTGTTCCCCTCGGTCGCCTTGTGGATGATGCCCCAGACGCCGGCGGCGCGCGTCGGGTGGAGCGTGTCGGGAATGACGTTGTGGTGGCTGAGGTCGATCACGCGCGGCGTGGGCATGGGCGGCACCCCTTTGCACGGAGGATGCGTCCCCGCATATCACCCGAGGATCATGCTGTCCATGCGCTCGTCGTCGGCGGGCCGGTAGGCGTCGCGCGGATCCCGCTGCGGCTCTTTGTGCGCCCGCTCGCCGATGATCATGCGATCGAGCAGCTGCCCGACGAGGCCGAGCGCGTCCACCTGGTCGTCCGTCACCCCCTTGTCGAAGGTGAGCAGCTCGACCATGAGCGGCTTGTGCCAGGTCTCGTACTCCGGGATGTAGAGCGAGCGATTTGCGATGCGGCCGCGGATCGACTGTGCGCGGATCGCCTTGTCGCCGCGCGTGGGGAATTCCTCGATCGCGACGAACGCCTGGCGGGCTTGCATCCGGCTCCGCATGAAGGGGCCGATCGCGGAGTTGATCTGGCCCTTCTCGACCGCCCAGCCCATCGGGCTCCATTTCTTGATCAGCGAGCACATGTGGTCGATCCAGGTGTTGCTGTCGGTCTGCCCGCGCCAGAGGTCGACGACGTACATGCGCCCGTCGGCGTCGAGGCCGACGACGATGTGCACAGTGTAGTCGCCGCCGTTGTTCGTCACCGCGAAGTCGGAGCCGCCGTAAAAGACCATCTCCTTCCGCGGGGGCAGGCTCTCGCGCTTGAACGTCTTCAGCCAGGCGGCGCGGAAATAATCGCCGCTCTCGGCCACCGGCCGCTGCTGGTAGAGCGCTTCCCAGGTCTGCGGATCGAGCTCCTTCTCGCGTTGCTGCAGGAACTTCGGGTAGCCGTAGCCGTCATCGTCCCAGAGATACTGGCCGATCTTCCGCTCGAGCGGATCGTCGGCCTCGGCGCGAGCTCGGAGGTTGATCACCCGGCCCTTGATGATGCCGGCGTCGATCTGCTCGATGATGTGGCCGGCGACGTCGGCCATGTGCCAGCGCGTGTTCATCAGCGCGCGGAAGGCGCCAGGCCTGAGGCGACCGCTGAAGTCGCTCAGATACCACTCCCAGCGGCTTTGGCGCACCGTGGGCGACATCGCGTCCGCCCTCGAGCCGAAGAGGTCATCGGCGAGGCCGAAATCGCAGCGCACGCCCGACACGCCACCGCTCGGGCTGGCGCCGTAGTACTCGCCGCCCTGGACGAGGCCCCAGTTGTCGGCGGCGCCGGATCCTGGTCGGAGATCCACGCCGAGCGCCCGAGCGTGCATGATCACATCGTTGCGGACGCGCTTGCCCCACCTGTTGACGAAGTCGCCGCTGTGGGTGGCCGCGAGGATCAGGTTGCTGGGGTGGCGCGCCAGGTAGGCCTCGGGCGCCAGCACCGAGAAGTAGGTGCTCTTCGCGCTGCCAGGCGGCGCGTGCAGGAGGATGATCTCGTCGTCAGTCTCGCCGCTCAGAAACGGCTCGAGCTGCTCGATGATGTAGCGATGGTGGCGGGCGGGCTTGAACCCTCGATATTCCGCCCAGGCGGCGAGGCTTTGTCGGATGCCATCGCGGGCGGCTTGCCGCTGGTAGAGCGTCTCGGCGGCCGCCTCCACTGATATGGCCATCGGCGTTTAGTGCGTCGTGCCATTGCCAGACTTACGCGGCGGCGGGATCTGCTTCGGCTGGCCCTGGGCGATGATCTGCAGCAGCTCCTCGTCGGTGAGCATGCGCGGATCGTCGCTGTGGGAGTAGACCACCTCTTGCTTCGCCCTCCACTCGCCGGCGCGCCGGTTCATCAGCCAGATCTCGGCGGCGCGGACATCGGGCGGGACATGCTCGACGGTTTTGACGCGCACGACGCGGCCCTCGACGGTCTTGATGACCTCGCTCTCGAACGTGTAGCCGATCGCCCGCTCGTAGAGGGCCCGCACGACGCGATCGTCGGCCTTCTCGCGCCAGGCGTTCATCGCGGCCTTGAGCTCGGGGCGGAGCTGGCGCCACTTCCACATGAGGTTCGGCGAGACGCCGATCAGCCGGCCGATCTCAGCGTCGGTGTCGCCGGCGGCGCAGCGCTGCAGGATGATCGGGAGGAATTCGTCCTTCCACTTGGTCGGCCGGCTCGAGCTCGTCGGCCGGTGCCGCTGCGTCGGCATGGGCCCTGGATCCGACTGGTTCGGCCGGGCGAGCGGGCGCCGATAGTGCTTCGCGTCGGGGAATTTGCGCTCTCGAGCCATGCGCGCGGAGTGTACGGGAAAACGGCCGGGTTGCAAGATTATGCACGTGAGCCTATATTTTGAGGGCGAAGAGGAAAAGGAGAACCGCAATGCACACCCGCAACCTTACCGACGGCTCCGTTGTCATCGAGCTCGATGACATGGAGGACTGGGATCAGTTCAAGCTCGAGAACGCCGCAGAGCTGCTCGCCGAATTCGGCTCGTTCCACGCTGCCTTCCGCGCCGTCGAGACGAACACCTTTCTCATCGGCGGTGGCGCCTCGCCGGCAACTGTCGTGTGCTTTCGCGAGCCTGAGCCTGATCAGGGCATCGATCCTGCCGACGACATCCGTGACAAGATGCGGATCAATTTCGGGGAGCCGTTCTGATGGCCATCAAGAACACTGACGATCTGCCCGACGCCTTTGGTCGCCCTGACCTAAGGCACCGGAGCAACCGCTCGGGCGGCAAGCCGATCCCAGCCGTGGATCGCTTTGCCTCTCTCAGCGCCTTCCTGCAGTCCCACGGGATCCGCTCGCAACCGACGCTCGAGCTGCCCTACCTGGACTGGCTCAAGCTCCACCACCTCCTCGAGAAGGAGATCGACCAGGAGCTTCACGTCGGCGGCAGGATCGATGCCCTTGTCACGCGCGGGCTCTGGTTCCACTGTTGCGGCGTCAAAATCAGGAGCACAGGCTGATGTCCCAGAAGATCGTGAAGAACACCCCGGAAGAGCTGGTCATCGCCAAGGTTGACCACCAGACGGGCCGCGGCGAGCCGAACGGGATCCGGCTCTACTTCCGCCGGCAACCGCACCCGACCGACAATCCGACGCTCGAGCTCGTCGATCCCCGCGGCAAGACCGTGATGATCGACAAGAACACCGAGGCCGAATACTATTTCACCGGCTCCAAGCCGGGCGGCGTGGACACCAACGGGATCCTCGGCGGCACCATCGCGGTACTCGGCGAATGGCTGATCCGCAACACGCCCACGGGGGACATCCTGCGGGACCCAGTGCGGCGCGCGAAGCTGTTTGCCGACATGGGCATCAGCGAATGACGCTCCCGCACCCGTCCGACGTCATCCTCTCAGGCCGCATACGGGTCAGGAGCAGCACGGTCGGCACGACCATGCTCAAGCAGTTCCTCGAGCTACCCGCGGACGCCCGCATCGAGTTTCTCTTCTGGTCGCTACAGGACATGGCCGCGCACAACCAGCGCCTGGTCACCCAGGTCAACCAGCTCATCAAGATGCTGGATCAGGCGAAGGCGCAGGGGTAGGCAGCGCGAACCATCGACCATCGGCGAGGTCGGCGAAGTAGTTGTGCTTCTTGCCCTCGTCGGTGTCGATCCAGCGCTTTTTCCACCGCGGCCGGCTCGAGGCCTCCACCACACAGATTGTCGAGAAATCAGCGCTCACCGTGATGTAGGCGTGCGTCTTGTCGCCGAGCTCGTCGACGCCTGTCACCGTGTCGACCAGGATGTCGTGGAACGGCCAGCCGCCCTTCACCGTGGGATCGCCGACAAACGTGTAGCTGATGCCCTTCACCGAATAGGTGCGCTCCTCGCCGTTATGGAGCGTCCGCAGATCCCCGTCGTCACTGTAGAGGTGCGCCTGGGCTCGCGTCGGAGCTCGGTGGATCGGCGGCAAGGTGACGTAACGCCCCTGCAGGCGAAACATGCGCGCGACGAGAAAGACCGGGTAGTCGCTGCCGTCAAGCTTGAGGAGAAACCGCTGGTGGACTGGATCCGGTTCCGTCATCGTTGACCTCCTGCGCCTCGAGCCAGGCCTCGAGGGCGGCCTGCAGCGTTGGATACTCGACATCGCCGCGCTTGTAGGTCGTCGACCAGGCAGCGGCGCGATCGGGCTTGGTGGCGGTCTCGACGACGTCGGTCTTGATCAGATCCTTCGGCGGTTTGCCGCTCCGCCCGCCCGTGCCGCCCCGCCCGCCCTCGCCGTAGTGATACTCGAACCCCTGGATCTTCATCCCGTTCGCGCCGTCTGCGAAGAGGACTGCTTTCCGCCAGAAGCGATTGAGCGGGAACGTCACAGCCACGCCCGCGCGACCTGGTAGACGGCATACCAGAAGCCGGCGATTGACGCCGCGAGAATGGCACCGACGATCACGCCCTGGAGCGTGGCGCGGGTGTACGAGTGATCTGGCGCGATGTAGCGCGAGCGGCTTGGCGTGCAGATCGCCTCCCGGAACGATAGATGGCGGTACTCGTCGAGCTGAGCAGAGAGCTCGCGCACCGGCACGCCCCGATAACGAGGCAACCGCATCAGCTCGGCCACGCTCACATCGGCGTCGTGAAGCCGCTCGTTGTACCAGGCATTGAGCTCCTCAGCGGCCCAGGAGGTGAGGAGGCGATCGGCGGTCGACATGTCACGCAGCTGCTCGAACAGCTCTGGGTTTGGCCTCAGGTTCTCGAGGGCATCGGCGATCCCTTCCGCGATGAGAGGAGCTGCAGGCCGGGACTGGGCACAGGCCCCATCGGACGGCGAGGTGCTGTCGCCTGGCGAGCTCGGCACGGCATCGTCCAACGGCACCCGGCCTGCAGTTTCGGGATACTCGGCGTTCTTCATGGGATCAACCCTTCTTGTGGTTGGTGGCTGGAGAACGTGGGGATAACGGCTTGCGCGTCTCGACCACCTTCGCCTTGGCGGCGGCGATCTCTGCCTCCTCCTCGGGCGTCGGTGGCTGCAATTCGCGCTGCCCCGGCTCAAGGGGTGGCTCGACGGGCTCCGACGCGCTGGCGGCCTGTTTCCGCTCGGCGGCGAGCCGGTCGAGGTAAGCGATCACATCGCGATCGACCGGGCCCATGCCATCCTCGACCTGTTCCTGGTCGTAGCCCATCGCCCGCGTGATCGCGAGATAGAGCGAGCGGAAGCGCGCCATGCTCTTCGCGGCTTCCGTCTGCCAGGCGTTGCCGGCTTCGGCGGCCTTCGCCGCGGCCTCATCGGCGCCTCGGCTCCACGCGCGGACCTGGTCGAGCTCCCGCCGCAGGCGCTCGTTGTCGGTCAGCACTTGCAGCACGAAGTTGTCGATCGAGATCGTCGTGCCGTAGGCCTGGGGCATCGGTGCCGCCGGCGCCACCGGGATCGCCGCTTCTGGCACCGGGCGCCCGAGGGCCTCGACCGGCTGCTCCTCCTGCTCGAACTGTTGCTGCCGGGCGATCTTGTCCTCGCGCGTCATCGCCGCCCGAAACGCATCGTCATCGGCGACGATCACCTCGTCGTCCCCGTCGTACTTGACCACCCACTGCTGCGGCTCGATCAGGTACGGCTCGGCCTGGCCGGCCTGCTGCAGCATCAGCTCGTTGGTGGGCGTGCGGCCGATGACCGCCGGCGACACGAACCGCGGCGCCACCAGCGGCGTGCGCGGGCCCGGCGCCTGCCAGGCGGTGGCCCAGTTGCCCTGGCCGTCGCGGAAGCGGCCGAAGCGTCCGTTCTCGCGCTCGGTCGCCCTGGCGGCGGCCTCGATCTTGGCGAGGTCATCCTCGCTCATCTTGGCGCGCGGCCGCGCCACCTCATCGCCGCGGGCGTCGAGCTCCTTGAGGTTCTTCACGTAGTCGAGCGCCATCAGCGCAGCTCCTCTTCGCGGTAGATGCGGCCCTGCCGAACGTGTGGATCGTCGCTCTTGACGCCTGCCATGGCATCCTTGACGCGCTGCTCGCGCTGCTCGCGCTCCTCGCGCTGCTTGCGCCCCTCGAGCCAGCGATCGATCTCCCACTCCGTTGATGGGGCCGACGCAATCCCCCCGTTGCTGCCACCGCTCACGAGACGCTCGACCAGGTTCAACACCCGCAGCTGCGCCTGGGCGAAGTGCAGATCCATTCGCATCGCCTTGAGGTCCGTCGCGGCGCGCTGGAGCAGATTGGTCGCGACCTCCAGCTCAGTGTAATGTCGCGGCTCGTCGTCGCCCTGCTGGATCCGCCTGTAGTTCGGATCGGTAAACGCCTCGGGGCCACCAGTGTTCAGTTGCTCGGGCATATCAGCTCCTCACATCATGGTGCCGCCGGCGTCGAGCCGATCGGCAGCGGACTGCAGCTGCCGAGCCTCGAGCCCGAGCTGCCGTGCTGCATAATCATGCATCGCCTGGCGCAGCGCAAGGATACCGATCTGCAGCTTGCCTTCGGATTTAATGGCCACATGATCCGCAGCTCGCGCGGTGGAGATCAACCGCTTCTCCTCCTCGGGCGAGGGCAAGCGGCCGTTGTCGACGACGAACCAGTAGAGCGTGCACAGCCACTTCTCGTCGAGCGCAAACTCGACGAGCGCGCGTGCCGCGACATCCTCGCGGAGATAGGTCTGGGCTGCTTTTTCCTGCTTGAGGCCGGCGACGTACCAGTCCGAGGCGCTTACGCCTTCTGGCGGTCTCGCGCCGCGCTTCCAGCGCCAATCTGCCGGCGGCTCACGTCGGCGTGACGATACGGCCACCCGCTGGACGGCCGAGGCCAGCTTGATTGAAGTCGGCCAGGCGTTGGTGGTGTTGGCAAGCTCCAGAGCTGCCCGACGTAGGGGTTCGATGTTTGTTGTGGATAACCCCGGAACCAGCCTCGAAACCACCAGCGCAAGCCCGTCCAGATCCTGGCGCTGAGCCTGCTTCCGATGGGCGGGATGGTTGGCGAGAACATCGAGGAACTCTATCCGTAAGACCTTGGCAGCATTGAGGGTTTCCTCATCATCATCATTCAGTTCGAGCTCGCCAGCCATCACACAGCCTCGCGCTGTTCGCCGGCCTCGTCAAGCGTCCGTTGCAGCACCCGCTTCGCGGCCACCGCGACCGCCGGCGTGTCGGCGATCCGGTACTTCGCCCACATCCGCCCGGCGAGCCACGTGTCGAGGTGCTTGCGGTAGGCGCGATGATCGCTCGGCCGGTCGTCGTCGCGGTGCGCCAGCCACTCGCTCAGCCGCCACACGATGACGCCCTCGAGGGCCGCGCGGCGATCGGCCTGGGAGAGGGTTCGCCAGACGCCCTCGGCCTTGCCCTTGACCGAACCAGGGTGGCCGAACTGCTCCTCGCTGTAGGCCTTCCAGGCCGCCTCGAACAGGGCATCGTCGGTGTCGTCGATCGAAGCCTGAACATCCTCCGGCGGAGGTCGAACGGGCGCCCTTTTTTCTGCCCTGTTTTCGAAATGATTTCGATCAACGAAATCCCCCTCGCGCGCGGTACGCACGTTCTCCTCTGTCTCTTTATCTTTATCTCTCTCTAAGTCTAAGCCCGCGCGCGCGCGAGGTGACGTTTCGTGACGCTCCTTGTGACGCTCCCTGTGACGCCTCATCCTTTCAGCGGAACCCCCTGATTTGTCTTGCCAATCCTCCCAGTCATGGAACCTGTAGCGACCCTCCATTGACCCCCCCTTTAGGCGGTCAATCAGTCCGCATTGGGTCAAGCTATCGAGACCAATGCGGACCCAATCGGGGGGCTGACGGCACAGAAAGGCAAGCCTATTGATGGGCGGAAGCATGCCATCGTCACCACTTGCTCTTGTGGCTAGAAGCATAAGGAACCAACGGTCCCGATCCTCCGCAGAGAGCGTCATCACCTTCTCGTTTTGCAGGATCTGGCACCACATCTTCAGCCAGGGCGGGGCGGGCTCGGTCATTTCGGCCCCTCAATCTGCGGCACCGGCCGCCCCAGGATCTTCTCGGCTTCCTCCCGGCTCAGCCGCCCCGCCGGCCACAGCCGCTCGTCGACGCGGATCCTGATCTCGAGCTCGGGCAAGGTCAGCCACAGCACCGGCGGCTGCTTCTCCTCGTTGATGTCGCCGCCGATCCGCATGTCGCTGATCGTGTGCGGCCCGATCTGCATCAGCGCCTCGCACACGCGATTGTCGGTCGCCTGGCGCATCATGTCGGCATAGACCTGGCTGAAGAGGTCGATCGAGCCCTGCCGCACCAGCGCCTCAGCCGGCATCGCCCGCCGCAGCTGAGCGTGCACCATGTTCACCCGCTGCTGCTGCCGGATCCGCCGGCCCACCTCCTTCTTGAACTCCGCCTCACGGGTCCGCACCCGCTGCTCGAGCATGGCCACCTTGGCCAGGAGCTCGGCCCGCTCCTGGTCCCAGGTCAGCGGCTTCGGCCGCCGGCCCGGCTTCGGCAGTCGCTTGATCCGCCCCATCAGGTTGGCCCCGCTGCCAGGCTCTTGATGACGTCGTAAGGCACGAACACGCTGCACGTCGCGCTCGCCGCACCAGGCGCATTGAGCATCAACGGCATCGTCGCCGCCACCCTGCGAAAGAGGGGGCCCTGAAAGTCGAAACGGATGGTGTGCTCGCCCGTCTCCTCGCCACCAAAGAGCACCATGATGTCCGGGTCTTTCGCCATCGCCTCGGTGAGGCACCGGATCCGGTTCCACACCGCCGGCACCACCGCCACGCGCAGCGCCCGCCGCATGTAGCTCCAGTAGTGCTGCAGCTGCTGCTCCGCGCTCATGTCGGTGCCCTCCCGCGGCCAGAAATCGCCGAGGATCGCAATGCACGCCGCCCCGACCATGATGTCGTCCGGCGTCACCGGCTCGATCAGCAGATGCTCGAGCGCCTCTGCCGTCGCCTCCGCCTCGATGGCGGCCTTCACCTTCGCTTCACCCATTGCTCGTTCCTCCAAAGAGCACCAGCTCGCGCGGAGCCTTCCGCGCCAAAGCCGAGCTCGCCCAGTCCCAGATCTGCAGTGCATCGCAGCGGTCTTCGTCCGCCTCTCCGGCGGCCACATACTTGAGCTGCCGGCAGCGAACGATCGTCGCCCGCTTGTTGTCTTCCCGCGAGCCGTGGCTCCGCCTGCCGGTGAAGTGCTTGCGCGCGTGGAGCACGTCGACCGCCCGCAGCTCAATCCCCCACAGGCCGCAGCAGGCCTCCAGGGCGCCGCGGCGCATCAAGGCGTCGTAGACCGAGTGCTCGGCCGTCCCCAGCCGCTTGTAGGCCGCAAGAGGAAGATAATCCTCGACCACCACCAGGCGCGGCCGGCGCTCCTTGAAGCGATCGTTGAGCCACCCGAGAAACTCGAACAGATGAAGTGGCGTCGATCCGCTGCGGCTCGGTTGCTGCCCCGCCTCGCCCTCAGCCCAGCCCGTCTTGAAGCCGAGATCGAGCGCCAGGATCCACACCATCAGCCCTCCTCCGTCAGCGGCGGGTAGTCCATCGGGCCTCCCTCAGGCGGCTCGTCGAGCTTGAGCCGCTGCCGCTCCTGCGCCTCGACGCCGTGCCGGCGCAGCGCCTCGGCCAGATACAGCTCGGCCGTCTGGATGTGGGTGATGCCGATCGCGAGCTCGCGGTGCGAAGAGATCAGCCTGAGCTGCTTGTAGATCTGGATCAGCTCGTGCAGCCGGTTGTGGACGGCCGCGTCTTCCTGAACGGTGAAGGGCATGCGATAGTGCTCCTGTTCGAAAACGGTGGGAGTAAGCGCGAGGCGGTCCCGGTGCGGCGGGGCCGCCTTTGTCTTAGGCGACCTCCTCTTCCTCGACCTCCTCGTCGGGGCCGAGCTCGGGATCCTTCTGCGCCGGCTTCGGCGGGTTCTCCGGGATGAAGTGCACGTCTTCCTGGAAGTGCTTGCGCAGCTCGCGCCACATCATCGCCATGTCCTCGATCGCCAAGATTTGGTTGAGCCGCTCCTCACGCTTCCTGGCCCACGCCCTTTCCGCGATTTCGGCGTCGAACACTATCATCGGGATCCCGGCATCCTTGGCCGCCGTGCGCACCTCGCGCTTGTCCTCGCGCAGGGATTTCATGTCCGCCATGTAAGAGCTGTGGCGCGACAGCCGCTCTACTTCCAGATCCTCGTACTGCTTGAAGAAGTTCTCGGCCTTCCCTGCGTCGATCATGTTCGTCAGTGCCTTTGCTTTCTTGGCCATTATCGTCTCACTGGTTCGTGGTGGTTGAGATATATTCGGATCGCCGCCGCCACCACTGTCGAAGGCGTCCGTCCGTGTTCCATTCTGGAGATCATCGACTGCTTTACACCGAGCTTGTCGGCGAGCTGTGCCTGCGTCAGCCCCAGCCGCTTCCGGTGGCGCTTCATTCTCGCGAGCTCCTCCGTCGTCCAATCCTGGGCGAGTTTCATTACCATTGCTGCGTCTCCTGTCGGCTCGATGCATGATGCGCCCCCAATATGGGGCGTGCCAAGGCCCCCTTGCAGAAATATGCACGACGGCGCATATTAGGCGGGCGAAGAGGAAAAAGGAGAACACCAATGCCTAAGACCCTGTTCACTGCCACATTCAGCAACGGGACCAAGAAAACCCGCCGCAGCGCCCGTCCCTACACCCACGCCTTCCGCGTCATCGCCGCCTGGCAGCTCACCGAGGAATACCTCCTCGCCGGCGGCAATCGCTTCTACCCCGACAACAAGGCCGGCGACCTCGTCACCCGCACCGAGTTCGGCTTCTCGAGCTCCGAGCGGCTCGCCCGCGTCGCCGCCGATCGCTTCGCCCAGGGGTTCAGGCGGCCCGGCGTAACCACCTCGGTTGAGGTCGTGCCGGTGGAGGTCGCGTGATGAACAAGCTCACCGTCTACGGCTTGCCGCTCAACCCGACGTCCCTCCTCGAGCACCTCGAGGGGGGGTCTTTCTGCGTCAGCTACGCCACCCGCCAGCGCCTCGGCAAGCAGCTCGACCAGGCCATCCGCCTCGTCGGCGACCAGGGCATGCTGATGATCGACAACGGCGCCTTCAGCCACCACAAGGCCGGCGGCTCGTCGATGGATGATGACTACATCGAGGCCTTCGCCACCTGGGCGCAGGGCATCCTCGACCGCTGCCCGCAGGCGATCGTCGTCATCCCCGACGTGATCGGCGGCACCGAGGCCGAGAACGCGCAGCTCATCCTCGAGTGGCCGCTCGAGCGCGCCCGTTCGATGGCCGTGTGGCACCTCGACGAGAGCATCGACAGCCTGCTCCACCGCTGCGTCGATCACGAGTGGATCGCCTTCGGCTCGAGCGGCCAGTACTGGCAGATCGGGACCGAGGCCTGGCACGCCCGCGTGCGCGAGGCCCTCGCCGCGATCGACGCCTGGGCCGCCGAGAGCGACGGCGCCTATGTCCGTCCGCGCATCCACATGATGCGCGCCCAGAGCCAGGCGCACCTCTACGCCTTCGACAGCTCGGACAGCTGCAACGTCGCCATCAACCACAGCCGCCAGCTCCGCCTGGGCGAGACGTTCCCGGCTTTCGCCGGCCGCGTCGACGCCAAGATCCAGGCGAGCGCCGGCCCCGCCAGCGAGCACCAGCGCAAGCGCCCGATGCTCTCGGGCTGGGAGTTCGAGCAGGCGATGGCGCAGCTCCTGGAGCCCGAGCTCGAGCTGAGGGAGGCCGCGTGATGACGATGGAACGCGCCTTCAAACTTCTCCGCCACATCGACCAGCAGCGGAAGCTGATCGAGCAGCACCTCAAGGCCGGCGACCTTGCGCTGGCCGCGGCCGAGACTGCCGATCTGACCGGCTTCGCCGAGGATCTCGAGAAGGAGATCGACGCCCTGGTGGAGGGCTTGTGATGGACCTCCGCATTCACAAAAACGCCTCGAGCGCCTCGGCTATCTTCTGGCCCGTGTTCGACGGCGGCACCGGCCGCTACGTCGGCTCGGTCGAAGTCACTCGGCGCCGCCAGTTCGTCGTGCGGCTGTTCCGCAATCCCAGCTTCGACGCCATGCTCAACACCGAGGAAGGTGTCCTCGGCTACCTCGAGGGCGTCGGGACTGCCCTCACCTTGTTGAAGCTCGACGAGGTGCCGGCATGAACGCGGATCCTGACGATCCCCTCGACGATGTGCTCGAGGCTCCCCTGGTCACCGGCCCCCGTAGGCCGGTGACTATCGCCGTCGGCATCAAGCTCGCCAAGAAGGCCACGCTCGAGAAGAAGCTGGCCAAGGCGGAGGCCGATTTCGAGCGCCACCTCACGAAGCTCATCAGCGCCACCCGGCGCGTTCAGAAGGCGCGCGAACAGGTGCGCCGCTATCGCAAGATCCTGCAGGAGGAACGCACGTGACCTCGCTCTACCGCTGCGATCGCATGCAGCCCATCCTGGCCGAGACCGAGCTCGAGGCCGCCTACACCTTCGCCCGCCGGCTCGCCCGGCGGGATCATGGCATGACCGGCTTCGTCGGCAGCGTCGTCGCGACGGGCCCGTCGGCCTACCGCGTCGACATCGGCAAGCGCTTCCGGCGCGGCCGCGAGCCGCTCCTCACCCGCACCATCAATATCGAGCTCGAAAGGATCGCCTGATGTTCCGCACCCTCCTCATTGCCGGCGCCCTCGTGGCGTCGGCGGCAGTCTCGCCGGCATCATCGGCACCCCCCGCGCCGGCGGGGCTGCTCCTTCACCAGGACGGCGCCGCGCCCGGCACCAAGGCCGAGCACGAGCCCGTCTGCACCATGACCAAGGACGCAATCGACTGCGACGGCCACCACTGGCCGATGAACCCGGCCACCGGCTGCTACCAGGTCGGCGCCATGGATCTCTGCGTCACCGTGAAGGACAAGTAGATGGCCGCACGCCTGGGCCCCTTCGTCCTCATGGTCGACAAGAAGGGGTGGCGTCACGCCACCCTCCGCAATCGCAAGCGCGCCGAGCTCCAAGCCCGGCGCCTTTATCGTCTCGGCTACGCGGTCAGCCTCACCGATCGCAATGGCACCGTCATTTATTCAGGAGGACCGCGCAGTGGCTGACACCAACCAACCCGATCCTGGGCCCGACATCATCGCGCGCCTGGCGGTCGACTACGAGCAGCTCAAGGGCATCGTCGACGCCTACGACGCCGAGGCCGCCCAGCTCCCCACCGAGATCCTCGACGAGAGCGAGCGGCACCGCTTCGCCGACGCGATCAGCCGCATGCAGAAGACGGCGAAGTCGATCGAGAGCGCCCGCACCGCGGAGAAGGCGCCCTATCTCGCCAGCGAGCGCGCGGTCGACGGCTTCTTTCACAACATCAGCCGCAAGCTCACCGAGGTGATGACTGACCTCAACCAGTGCCTCACCGACTACCTCAACCGGCTGCGCGACCAGGAGCGGGCCCGCGCCGCTGCCGAGGCCGCAGAGGCCCGCAGGAGAGCCCAGGAAGCGGAGAAGGAGGCGGAGGCTGCTCGGGCACGGGCGCGGGAGGAACAACGCGCCAGCGAGCGCCGCAGGGCCGATGCCGAGGCCGCCGAGCGGACGGCGGAGGCCGATCGCCACACGATCAACGCCATGGCCGCCGAGGAAGCCGTGCGGGCCAAGCCCGCCGAGGTCGTCCGCGCCCGCAGCGAGACCGGCAAGGCCTCGACGCTCCGCACCACCTGGAAGGGCGAAATAATCGACATCGACGAGCTCGACATCGAGCGGCTCAAGCCCTTCTTCACCAAGCCCCAGCTCGAGCAGGCGCTCCGTGCCTACGTCGCCGCCGGCCACCGCGAGCTGCGCGGCGCGACCATCTACGAGACCTCAAAATCACAGGTGCGAGGATGAACGACAACCGCATCGTCCGCCCGATGATCGATCGGGCACCGGATCCCTGGCAGATGGAGATCGTCAGCGCCTTCACCCGGTGCACCCGCCGCTTCATGCAGCTCGGCCGGGCCGCCAACCAGCACGAGATCATCAACGCGAGCCACGGCATGCAGGCGGTCGAGGCGCTGAAGTTCGCGGCATTCTTGAGCCTCCTCCTCGAGGCCCTCGACGAGCTGCTCACCACTGTCGTCGAGAGCGGCAACACCCGGCTCAAGGTGCTGCCGCACGGCCACCACGCAGCGCTGCTGCAGGAAGAGCTGTGGGGAACGGTCAACGCCTTCCTCGATCGCGCCGCGGCCGACGGCATGTCGGGCTATGATTTCATGCTGCGCAAATACCGCGACGACATCCAATCGAGGTTCCCGCTATGATCCAAGAGATCCCCATCACGTCGCGCGAGCAGTGGCTCACCGCTCGCCACCAGGACGTCACCGCCAGCCAGGCGGCCGCCCTCCTCGGCATCCACCCCTACAGCTCCGCCTTCTCGCTCTACGTCGAGAAGAGCGGGCCCCTGCAGCTCGATGACGGCGCCGTCAGCGGTCCCATGGAGCGCGGCCTGCTGCTCGAGCCGGTCGCGATCAAGAAGCTGCAGCGCGACCACCCCGACTGGGACATCATTCCCGGCACGCACTACTACCGCGATCCCGCGAAGCGGATCGGCGCGACGCCCGACGCTCTCGTCTGGATGAAGGATCGCCCCGAGTTCGGCGTGATCCAGTTCAAGTCCGTCGAGCCAGGCGTCTTCAAGCGCAACTGGCGGAACGAGGCCGGCGAGATCGAGCCGCCGCTCTGGATCGTCGTCCAGGCCGCCGTCGAGCGCGAGCTCACCGGCGCGAGCTATGCCCTCGTCGTGCCGCTCGTCATCGGCTTCTCGGTCGAGATCCACGAGATCGAAATCCCGTACGAGCCGACGCTGATCACCCGCATCGAGGCCGACGTCGCCGAATTCTGGACGCGCGTCGAGAACAAGCGGCCGCCCGACGTCACCAGCCCGAAGGACGCCGAGGTGCTTGCCACGCTCTACCACACAGTCGGCGGCACCGTGGACCTCAGCGGCGACAACGAGCTGACTACGCTCGCCGACGAGGACGAGGATCTCAAGGCGCAGATCCGCTACACCGAAGAGCGCCGCAAGATCATCAAGGCCCGCTTCATGGCGGCCATGGGCAATGCCGGCGTCGGCTATCTCAGTGATGGTCGGTGCATAATTCGGCAGCAAGTCGACGTGAAGGCATATACAGTCCCGGCCAAGAGCTACATCAAGCTAACCCTGAAGGAGCCACGCGCATGAACGAGACCACAATGGAAGTCCGCGACGACAAGGATCTGAAGTTCAGCGACCAGCTCGCCCGCAAAGAGGGCGAGTTCGCGGTCGCGATCCCCCGCCGGCAGGGTACGGAAATCCCGCTGATCGCACCCGAGCGCTTCGTCCGCGCGCTGCTGACCACCGTCAGCATGTTCCCGAAGTTGCTCCGCGCCGATCGCCGCTCGTTCTGGGACGCGAGCTCGCGCTCCGCCATCGACGGGCTGCTCCCCGACGGCCGCGAGGCCGCGCTCGTGCCGTTCGAGAACCGGCGCCAGATCGATGGCCGGTGGACCTCAGTCCTCACCGTCCAGTACATCCCGATGATCGGCGGCTACCGCCGCCTGGTCCGCGAGGCCGGCATCGACTGGCACCTCCGTGTCGTCCACGCCAAGGACCAATTCGAGCACATGCTCGGCGACGAGGAGCGCATCAGCCACAAGCCCAGCGACGATGAGGATCCCGGCCCGTGGACGCACGTCTACGCCATCGCCAAGCGCGGCCGCGAGATCATCGCCCGCGACGTGATGAACCGTGCGGCGGTGTTCAGGATCAGGGACCGCTCGCAGGGCTGGCAGTCGATGCTGCGGATCCCTGATGAGAAGGACCGCGAGCGCGCGATGTCGAAGAGCGCCTGGGTAGTCTGGGAAGAGGAAATGGCGCTCAAGACCGTGGCGAAGCGCCAGGTCAAGGTGCTGCCGCTCTCCACCGACAGCCTGATCTACGAGGTGTTCAAACGTGAGGAAGCCGACGAGCGCGGCGACACCATCCGGCCGGCGATCGCCAGCGTCGGCTCGCTCTCCGAAAAGATGCGGGCGCTCGCCGATCAGCGCGAGGCCGAGGCGCTCGCCGAAGACGATGGGGACGACGGCATCGACGACATTGACCAGGACGGCGACGTCGTCGACAAGACGACAGGCGAAATCACCAGACCAGCGGCCACAGCTCCGTCCGCTTCGGAGCCACACAGGGCCGCTGCAGCTCCCGAGGAGCAGGCGAGCTCCTCCTCTTCGCAAAAGGCGGTGTCACCGCCTGAGGCCTCGGGAGCGACCAATACGGCGGTTGCTGACACACCCCAGCCAAAGGAGCCGAAGGCCCCCGACGCTCCGACCGCCGCTACCGCTCCCGCTGCGGATGCTCCCGCGGCGGGGGCGGGCCCTGTCGCCTACACCAAGCTGACGCCCGAGCAGGCGACGAAGATCCGCAAGTTCGCGGACATGCTCATGGGCGCGCAGAGCCAGCGCACCGTGCAGAAGGGCGCGATCAACTTCCTCGAGGATGAGAGCTTCCCGGAGGGGTCCGCGGCCGAGCTCGCGGTCGTCGCCATCCGCGACGCTCACCTCGCCCGCGCCGCCGGCAAGAGCTCCCGGCG